GTTTCCCAGTCACGATCGGGGGGGGCTGCTCTGCAGGGGCAGCGTTGCGTTTTACGGTTCGCCCTTCTTTCTTGCTATGGGTTTCACCGCTTGCGGGAATATTGGAAACACCTTTGTCTGAGGCGGTGTAAACTGAATTCACCATAAAACCAGTATCAACCTGTTTGTTAGCTTGAATGTTAATTTTGGCTTGCCCTTCAATTTCAAGGGCGGCAGCGATAGTCATTTTTTCAATGGCCAAAGCTAAAGCTTCATCAAATTCATCATTCCAAACAATGTGAACACTTTTAGGCATCATTCCTCTTTTTTAAGCCAACCACCAACCCACTTGGGCCTTTTTTGGGTTGCCCAAAGACTTCATATTGAAGAGGCGGGCTAATTGCCACGCCATGCCGATGTGTGATTGTGATCCTATCTTTTAGATCAATAATGGTTGTGATGGGTAGCCTGATTTGCGCATCTTGTAAATCGGCCTCATTGTGATCTAAACCTTCAGCGGCCGAAGTCACCATGAAGCCACATGAGATAGGAGTGTCTGAAGGGTAGCTTTTAGATGGATTGTTAAAACCATCCACCGCCCCTTCTGCATATCTGTCGATAGTACACGTGTCCATCATGTGGGCCTCTTGGGTGGCTTGCATGCAAGATAGCTCATCTGTGGTAAATGCGCGGCTCATATCAATTCAATCACTTTCTATTGTTGGTCTTGGCTTTAGTTTTTGTTGGCTTGATTTTTTCTTCGATATACCCGCCATTTTTCAACACTTTAATAGTGCCAACTCTGGAAGGGTCAATGAAAATTACACGTTGATTTTTACCATTGCCACGGACCAATTTAATTCGTTTTGCGTTTGCCATTTTTTCCCTTAATTTGTCAATTTATCGTCAGGCACCAAGGGCGAAGGGGATGCATGCAATTTGATAGTATTGGCCGATCGTCTTGCGTTGTGATATCGGGCCTGATCCATCATTTGTTTGTACGCTTCAGAGCGTACATATTGGCCACCATCTGCACTAAACGTATAGTTTTTGGCTTGTTTAGCGGCCTTCTCTTCCCAAACCCGCCCAGCGGCTGCATGCAAATCATAGGTCGCAATCCATGAAGTATTAGCCGTTTTCGTGGGTGGTGTGGTTGATGTATTCCACGTATGGGGAACAGTGCCCAACTCATCAATAAGCGGATACTTACCTATGATCGCAGTCAAAAGCGTATCATCATACCCATTGGAATCATCTGGTTCTTCAACCATTCGCCTAACTTCAGAAATATTATCGGCAGATACTGTCATGGATTTACCGAGCCTTTATTCGCGGATGTACTCTACATAGACATTACCAACCAGACCGGCCAATGAAGCGGATGGGGTGACTGTCAGGTATTGACTTGAACCCCATTTGAATAGGGCCTTCCCATTTGTGCCGGGGTTTTCGTGGTTATCTGCCAAAATAGCAGCCGCCCCAACATCTAAGCCATCCACTAGATTGTCAGCCGAAGTCAAACCGTTGGCCGCAATACCGGCATCAACATTTGCAGCTCCAGTGGCGGGGGTGGTCACATCTACAATTAAACGGGTGACAATCACGTCAACACCTTCAGGATTAGCTACAGATAGAGCATCACCACCTGCGGTAGTAGTGGCGGCAGTTAGGGCTTTTTTATATGCCCCTTTTTGTTCACTCATGATATTTTCCTTTTGTTTAGGTTTAAAGATTCAAAAAGCTTTAAACTATGGCACCAAAATGGCGAATGGATAACGATCGGCTTCGGTTTCTTGGACGCGGTTAATTGGATTCAAAACGAAAACACCCAATCGCATCACACAACGTAAAGCCACCATGTCTTGTTGAGCAAGGTTGTAAATAATGTTCCCTGCACTATCTTGGATCACGGCTTGATCGAGAAATTTATATGTCATATCTTGTCGGAAACTGTAAACCAACTTGCTCCAATCGCCCGTGATTTGCAAAACAGACGCCGCATCCAATGCCCCATTTAATGGGAACATCATTGGCGCGCCATCAAGGTCATAATTTGTGCCATCTTGCATTGAACGTTTGAAAATCGGCTGGCCCTGGCTATCACGAACACCGCGCAGCTTGCCCCGCATAGTGATAGCGCCTACATGACCAGTAGCCATATACCCATCCGCTTCCAACTTAGAAATAACGCCATTTTCGCCCAATTCAACATCATACAGATCTTCACTGGCGGCAATTTGCACGGATAAATCCACGCTATTGCCTGCAGCGGCGGCGGCGGTAGCGATATCATCTGGCCAATCAGTTGGTTTGTTGGTCCCATGGAACACGGCGGCATCGATGGCTTTACCAAATGCTTCCTCAATTAATGGGCGGGTTTCTCCCCAAATATCATAATCGGTATCATCCAAAACAGCTTCAGGAATGGGAACGATGCACGCGATCTCTTCTGCGTACATGTATTTATTAGCCCAATCGGGTTTGGTGGTTTGCTTTAAACCTGTATCCCCGTCAACAAAATATGCGGTTGGAAGAAGGTTTAAAATTGGCAAGCGGCGTTTATTGCGCGGCATTGCTGATAGTTCGCGGCCCATTGTGAGAACCGCACTATTAGCTGGTACATTTTTGAGAATTTCGCGGGAAGCATCTTCAGGAATGAGTGCTTCCGCATCACTACGTGAAATAATAGAATTGAATGGCATGTTTAATCCTTATACTGAACGCCCAGCGGCCGCACGAATGAAATCATTCATGGTTGCCTTTGGCGTTCCATTGCCACCGCCATTTCCTGCCCCGGATGGTGGTGGCGTTCCGTTTACAAATAGTTCTGGGTTACGCTCTTTTAGGATGGCAAGATCGATCGTGCCATCATTGCGAATCAGGTCATCAGCTTGGGCGGCCAAAAATCCAAGTTTCAAATTCTTGACCCCTGCTGATTGCAAGCTTTCATATGCAACGGTTCTTTGATCAGCGGCTTCCAACCTTGCTGTCAATTGGTCAATTTGTTCTTTGGCGGCTGTTCCGCTTTCCAATTCCTTAGAAAGCGATTTAAGCTCACCAGTTAGCTTCTTGCCGTTTTCGCGTTCTGTTTTGAGTGCGCTTTTCAACCCACTTTGGTGACCATTGATAAGCTCTTTGATCGAGTCATCCTGACCTTCAAACCAGCTTTCATAAGTCAAATCATCATTATCTGAGGGTGTCCCACCCTGATTGTTATTATCTGCCATCCCGGCCTCCATTTGATAGATTTTTTAATGGGACAGTCTGAAGTGACCGCCCCCAAACGCCGTCATATCTCACAGCGGCGATGTCTTCAAAATTAAATTCATTATTTTTCCAAGCGGTAAAACGGGCATCCCCCAAAATGCTTTTTTGGGTTGTCGATGATTGCTGATTAAACCAATCAACCCCTTTTAGCCATTGCGGTGCATCTACCCCAACAACTTTGGGCACTTGAGCGCACCGCCCTTGTGGATGTTCAGGCATGACTTCACCAACGGGGATAAATTCGCCATCTCGTGCAAGACAAGCGGGGCATGTTCTATCTTCACGGGTGGCCAAACGGAAATACCCTTCCACCACCCCGCTGCTTTGATACTGTTGTCTTTGCGCTTCCCGAAATACTCTTAATTGTTCTGTTCTTGCAATGGTTAGCGCCTGATTAAGTCCACCCGCCAATTTATCCATCATCTGCCGTGCCACTTTTCTGGGATTGATGCCCCTTGCCGTGCCATTGATGAGTGCGAAAGTCATGTCATCAATCAACTTGGCTTGTGTAGCGTTGTTTAAAAGCAATGTATGCAATGGCGAACCATTCCCAAGAAGCCCGGCCATGTTTTCAACTGCAGATACTGGAAGAGGGGCAAAGGTTGCAGTCACCCCAGGCGCGGCTGCCTCTAATGCGAAGCGGGCGGTATTTAATGATTGTGTGGCGATTTGCTCTTGAGTATCGGCAATAATTGCAACGGCATAAGAGGAATATAGATTCATTTCGGCTTGAATCTGACCCAATAACGCTTGGTATCTTTGCAGCCGAAAAATCACACCCTGCGTGATTGGTGCCCCAATATCGCGACGTTCGGCTATTTGGCGTGCCAGTAATTCGATAGAATCTTTAATTGATTCTTCTAGTCGTATCCATCGACGTGCCATTGCTTCCATCTGGCTTTTTTCAGCATTCGCCAGATCTTTTTTAAATTTGGCCATAAGGGTAATTACATCATCATCCATAGATTAATTACCCTCCTGATCAAATTTTCTTTGCTGATTTAACAAGCCGGTAGCCAAGCTGCCCACTTGGGCTGCCTGTTCATCTTGTTTGTCCTGATTAAGTTGGGCAATTTCCTGCGGGGTCCATCCCTTTCGCCGCAATTGAGTGACCAGTGGGACACCTGCATCCACATTGGTTTTTAATGTGGTGCTTTCAGTCAAAGCTTGTATGGTACGAGGATCTGCATAGCTAACATTGAGGGTGTCATTAGTGACGCCCTCAATGTCTAATATTTGTGCAACAAATAACCCCAAACGTTTCCACTCACTTGAAAAACGTTTGATATATTTTTCGGTTTTCTTTATTAGTGGTCCATCCATGGCCGCCAATGCTTCACCGGAAGGATCTGAGCGAGCCCCTAAAAAGAAATAATATTGTGGCGTTCTGCTAATCTTGCTCATTGCAGTGGATAGCTTCTCTATTTGACTCATGAAAGCATCCAGATTAGCCGCGGGGAATTGCCCAGCTGTTGTGGGCTGGCTTAACCCATCACCAGCGGGCAGGCTCCAAACTTCATTGGGGGCATTTTTAAGATTTTCAGTATCGGCTTCTGATATTATGTAGCGTTGCGGTAATGCCTGAAATTCAGACGCCACCATCATATCTGCCATCAATTTATTAATTGAGTCTTGAAGATCTAATATGCTGGGCTTAAGCTCTGAAACGATTGAGCGCCGCTCTCGAACAAAGTGAAAAATTGGAATTCCATAATTATGGGGGGCTATATAACTGTTTTCATCTTCATTCTGCAAAAGCGGCATAAATGCTTTAGCGTCTTTGACTTCATCAGCTTTCTTGATTGTGGCGTAATATTCAATGCGATCTGGATAATAAAGATTTAACCGCATTGTTTTGTCATCAGCTTGCCACATTTTTACGGCATAATGAACAATCCGCGGGTTTTCTGATGAATAAACAATATGGACTAGTCGAGAATCATTATAGAATGCATCAATCCCACCATTTTCATTCGGCCATGCAAAAACAAATGATTCACCTGTCACTAAGGCACAAAGCTCTACATCATCTACATCCAGATTCATTTCGCTACTTTCCCACCACTGTTTAAATGAAGATGTAGCATTTTCATTTTGGGCGACGGTGAATTGCTTGAATTCCATTCTTTCGGTAACAGAAGAAACAATGACATCACACCAATTTTGAGTGAATCGGGCATCTAATTTATTTCCAAAAATATCTTTAAGGCGTGATGATGAGTATTTCAATGGCTGATTACCATCAAAATAGGCCCATAATTTGTTGTAAATAATGGCCTTATTGCGTAGGGCGTCAAACCCCTTTTTTAAGTGGTTTTCATTCATACTAGCCCTGTTTGCTGGTTGCCTTTCGTTTGGTTTTGCCTAACCCTAAGTAAACAGTTGCGACACTCACCATGTCGACTTGATCATCGTGCGCAGCTTTAGGGAATCCTTCACACTCTAAGAAAAATTCTTCATGCCATTGTTCCCCTAGCCAAGATTCATGGAGTAAGTAAACGCGCCCCATATGTGCCCGGCTCCTCCATGGTTCAGATTTGATAACTTTATCGCCTCGCATGTGGCGTCGACTAATTGTTTTGATGGGCCAACCGATCATTTCTGGATCGCCTGATAAACCATTTAAAGCGATTTTGTCTACATTATCTTGCCCGGCCACAATGTAAGGTTTTTTGTTGATTTTCGGCTGAACATGTTGGGCGAATCTTTTCACCATTCGCTGGCCATCTGGGACTAAGCATTGTTTACGGCGTAGACCACCAATAATGATGTTTGCGTTTAGTGGGTTGCGTGGGTCAGGAAACCAAAGTCCCACCAATCCAATAACTGTATAATCGGGGTCGCTTTTCCCGCGTGGAGATTGCTCTTTCTCTGTCAAAGCCCAGTCGGAAGATAAGCACCAACGAATAATTCCTTCTTGAGGAAGGGCCTCCAATATTTTGAAGTTTTTCCTTCCTATTAAAAACCCTCCGGGCTTACGTGGCATTTGTTGCCCAATAGCCATAAACCCGGCTTTATCATTCGCTTTGGTTGTTATGTGATCTTGACGACTATACTTTTCATCCCATAATGCTTCGCCGGGTTTTCTCCCCAATGGATCTTCTTCTGGTACAGGGACCCCCAAACGGCGGGCTTCTTCACGCTCTGAAGAGGTGTAAGCTAATGCGGGTAGCACTAACACCTCCCATTGATCCGCTTCAGAATCTTCTTTGGCTTTTTGCAAAAGTTGCCCGGCTATGTCGTTTTCTGACCATCTTGTCATTACCAACACAACCCCTGCATTGGGATTCAAACGGGTTCTAAGATCCCGGGTCCATGTAATCCAATGCCTCTCCTGAATTGATGGACTTTCGGCTTCAGCGGCGTTTTTAACAGGGTCATCCATAATGAGGAGATCGGCACCCTTCCCTGTTACGCCTCCCAACATCCCTGCAGCCGTAAAAGAAGGATGGGGTTCATCATGTCCATATTCGGTATGTTTAATGCCCCAACTTGCCACCGCTTGTTTGTTGTCTGCAATTTTCACTTTTGGGAAAACGTTGGCGAACAATTTATTATCTTTCACCATATCGCGTGATACGGTGCTATGCTCTTCTGCTAAGGAGGCCCCATAACTAACTAACATCACCTGATGTGGTTTGCCATTGGTGGCCCGCTTACCAATAAACCACGCTGGAAATTTTTGGCTAATTAAAGACGATTTCCAATGGCGATTTGGCATAAAAACCATGAGCCTTTTAATTTTGCCCATCTCTACCAGCTCTAATTTTTGAGCAAGCAGTTTCAAATGTCTTGCCCTGTAATCTCTTGCAACATTAGGATCTGTATATGTGCAAAAAGGGATAAGCTTTTTAGAAGAAAGCTTTCGTTTTGCCATCTCTTGGATGATCGGGTTCGTCTTAGTTTCAAGAGGGAGTTGTTGGGCCATCATATGTTATCAGCCTCCCCTGCTAATTGTTCCAAGTCTTCCATACTTAAATTTTCAAGATCATCAGCCTTGCCGGGGGTAATTATTAATTCGTCCCGCTGCAGGCCGATAAGTTTTGCAATATTGTTTCGCTCTGGTGTGGATTTATATGATGGTTTTTTGGCAACTTCGATACCGGCATCAATGATATCTGGTAAAGCTTCCAAATATTGAGCCCTGGCACTGGCCAAAATGCGGGCATTAATATGCTTTCTTTTTAATATTTTTGATATCACAGATGGGCCACAACCCAAAAGCTTTGCTAACTCACCTTTCTTTTTAGGTTGCCGATGTTCTTCGGGGGTGCTTTGCCATGCTAATACGGCAGCTTCACGCCAAGATAGGCCCTCATTAATCAGCCCTGCATAATCTTCTGCAAAGGGAAGATCCCCTAAAAGCAATTCAAATTCTTTGTTTGCTTGTGGGTGCGTGTGATCCTGGTGAGTCTTTGACTGAAGCCCACTAATTAGGGCCGGTTGGGTTAATTCATCCATTACAGTTTTTTAGGGCGGCATTGCCCGCCGCCCTTCTACCAATACAAAAGATGCACCCCCTAGGAAAAATTGTTAGGTGGTATGAACAAAATTACATCTTTAGTTCATTTTAGCTTTTTATAGCGCAGTGGTCAATAACAATACAAAACCCCCAAAATATAAATGGCTAATGTCTTCACACTTCAAGCCCACTTGTAAATAAAGTTTCTTTGTATTCATCGAGTAAACCAAGTGCAGACATAGCTCGCATGCTGACATAAATGCTTTCAATTGCGTCTATTGCATCACCAACATCTTCTGATATTTTGTCTATTCCTTCTAGCAACAACAAACCATCTCTAAGTGCTGTAAGGGAGACAATTTCTCGAAGCGCCTCCTCTCTAGTCATCACTTTTTTGCTTTCGCATCGGCAAAGTTCAGCTAATTCTTGCCGATGTTTACTAAAATTTTTGAAAAATTTATAATCGATCATTTTTTACCTGGCTTATGCTCTGCAGGGCGTCGGCTACGTTAGCCGACGCTCAATCGACAATTCCCCATTCTTTTAATTTTTCGCTCTCGGCAAGGAATACAATTGTTTTATCGCCCGATGTGCTACGCTCCACAATTCCCTTTTGATATAAGCTGGAAATGATAGACTCCCCTATTGGGTCAAAATCCTCAACTATATATATTTCATCAATTACGCCGTTATTGTTTTTCAAATAATCTATCAATTTGCTCTCTTCTTTTGATAATCCAAAATCATTCATAATTTCTCCCAATGCCTAAACCTACGTTAGCCGACGCTCTACTTTAAAGCCTCACCACACCAAGGGCAAAACTCAAACTGCTTCCCTTCGTATTGAATACCTTTTAAAACAAACAAAGCGACAAACAAGTCAATAAGCTTATCAGCGTTCACATCCCAATCGTTACATGTGCAAACTTTTGGCTTTTCATTTTCAAATCTCAATCTATTTAATGGGGTTAATTTTCCCATGATTCCACCCTTAAAGATCAACTAACGATCATTAGTTGAAGTATAAAATCACACCACGTCCAAAGACATCACACAAATAGTTTTAGGTAGGCCAAAAATGCCACCATGCAAAATACTTGTGACTCGCCGCGTCAATTGTCGCCCCGTGTATTTATCATTTACTGGATCATATTCCCTTAAAATGAGGTAATCAAAAATTCTATAATCCCGATCATTCTCCCTCAATTCAAACTTTTTCATATTGTTATCCAACTCATGGTAATATTCAGGCCACACCTTGAGACTGTGGTAACGATCCTTGTATTTTGTACCTTTGACTTCAATTTCTACTGTGCTATTTTTACTCATTCTAAATCCTTCGATCGCCCCCCCCTGTTAGGCTTCACTCCCCATCCTTGCCAATTTAGCATTGCAACGTTTACATGTTGCCCTATTTGTTATCAAACCAACTGCTTTTTTTGTCGATCTGCCGCATAATGTTTTATCTCTTGACCCTGCTTTCGTCACATGTATTGTCTTTTTTGTAACGGGGTAATATGAGCAATATATCATCCCATCTTGATAAAATCTTACGTTTTCGACAAAATCCAAAACTTTCATTTTTACCTCGCTTTATGTCTAGAAAAAGCTACCAATATTCGCCCCCCCCTTACACGGGAGAGGGTACACATTCACAATGTAGCTCATCTTCATCACAATGACAGCCACGCCGATACGTTCCAGGAATAGGTAAATATTTCTCACTCCAATGCAATTGAGCCTCATAGCACTCGGGGTGCATCTTAACAGTGGCTAGTGATTCAAAACAAAACCACTTGACGTAGGATTGACCCTTCGCAATGGGATCGTACCAACACCAGAGGCAGGTATGATTTTTCCTTGCCTTTTTTATATTTATGACTTCGCTCGTTGCCATTTTTCATCCTCTTTATGTCTAGAAAAAGCTACCAATATCTGCCGTTTATGCGTAGTTATGACTCTGCATAGTCGTTTTTGATGCGTTTTACAATAAGTCCAAGCCGTTCCCCCATGTACCACATTTCGTTATTGTCGCGGCGACTGGTGACGGTTGAACGCTGTAAATTTCGATTCATCAGAATCTTTGCAGCCATGAAAATAAACCAGCATTCTAAGCGCTTTCTAAGATATTCTCTCATTTCGCTGTATACCCCTTTGTGCGTAGCTATCGCCCCTATTGTGGAGGCAACTTGCCACCAGCATTTAAAATTGAATTTTCTAGCGGAACACTTAACCGCTCTAGGTCTTCTGGGTTTAAATCGTATTTTGGCAACTCCATATAAAGATGTTCGCAAAGGCTCAACAAGTCAGGAGCCGCCGCAATTAATTTGGCGTTTTCTTCGCATTCCTTGAAGCGCTCTCTAACGTTTTCCCGCCACAATCTACAAACCGCATGACCGTTTGAGGCATTGACTACCGATAGAAGTTTATTGTTGTGTTTATCACCTAATATTTGCCAGTTTTTATCCTTATTCATCATTCACCGCCTGTTACCAATTCAAGATAATCATCTGCGCTCAATTCGTCAGATGTGCCAGAGTCGGGCAATTCCATCAACCATTCACGAATCCCGATAAATTCATAATTACGGTAAGCCGAATCAACATAAATTCTAGATGGCCCAATATTGTGACCATTTATCCTTATGAAGTTTTCGCAACCCTTGCGAGTAAAACAGGCTGTGACAAACTCCCACCGCTCACGATAATAAACTTTTGAATAGCCCTCTGGTAAATCCCAATCATCAAGCATTTCAAGAGCGGCTATCTCATTATCTTCATCCACCCTTTCACTATCAGGATAGGTGTAAATGTAACCGTCTGCGCCATAATCGGGATCGACACCATAATCTTTTACTTTTCTCTGAACCAAAAACATAGGGTTGGCTGTAATAAGGTTGTCTTGTGTATTTATTTCATGCCCTACGCTTTTTAAATCTTTAATTGAATATTTCATCATTCACCGCCTGTTGATTCGATAACCTTTAAGTCATAGAGGGACTTGTGAATCATTCGAGGCTCTTGGTTCTCAAACGCCATATCAATATAAGCTGTCGATTTAACGATTGATACAATAACGCCACTAGGATGCTTCCATATTAATTCCCCGCTGCTATCTTCAATCCCCAAAAGCTCTAACCATTCGACACTATCCCCAACCTCGAACAAGTCTGTGATTTTTGTACCTGGTGGGAATCCATGAAAATAATCTTCAATTTCTTGTTGTGTTACATTTGTCAGTTTCGACATAATATTTTTCCTTAGCTTATGATATTCAACGGCATAAAAAGCTATGCCGCCCTACTCGCACATGCCCCTAACATCACAAACCGTTGTGACATCTTCAAAGGCTGCAAATTCCATTTGATATTGTTTGCCCCCATATGCAGTCATTGACCATTCAACTACATCACGAATCGTAGCAACCATCACGGCCCCACCATCTTTAGTTATTATTTCTTTTGATCTAAATCTTTCGGGTACGGTATTACGGGCAAATAATGAAGAGTAGTGGGTGTTTGACCCACGCTCTTTTCTAATTTCGCCTAATTCAATTTCTTTCTGTTCTATAAAATCAATCCGCTCTGGTCGGTACTTTGCCATGCCACGAATTTCTAATTTGCGTGAATGGATACAAGGGAAGCACCCCACCCGCTTTGCTTGCATATCATATATAGGGTTTCTTGGGATGCCATGCCCCTCTAATTTTGAAATTAAATCTTGCTTATTTTCTTCAGATAATTTGGGATCATCTTTTACAAGATTGATTGAAAAATCACTAGGTAAATGTTTTTTATGCATCATCCAAATATCATCCAACGTATTGAAATAAATAGGCAAAAATTGGTCGAGTCCAAAAGTTTCATTTGTTCCGAATTGTTCCAAGTTGCCCCGGTTATTTTGCGCGGTCCCTTCTCTTTTTGTGACCCCAGATAAAAGTAAAATTTCACCAGCTTTCATAAGTTCCAAGATATAACGCATGGTTGGAATTACTTTTAAATGTTGGGTGCAAAATCTGGCTTTAGATGATGGGAAGCGAGATTTTTTTATAGCCAACTCCCAAAAATCCAAATCAGGTTTTATGGTTACAATCGGGTGATAGTGACTTAATGCTTTAATGTAGGCATATGTCAATAAATCCTCATTTCCTGTATCGCAAAATGTGACAATCAATTTATCTTTAGGAATATCACTTTCAAAAACAGTCCACAAGAATGCGGCCGTGCTATCTTTGCCACTGCTTACACCTAAATGAACAAAATCATATTTTTTAAAATCTACGGTCATGATTCAACCTTTGAATAAATCTTAATGGCCACTTTCCCGGATACCCACCCCTACCATGTTTATATTTTGCGGTGGTCAAAGAAAGTGGCCATTAAATAATTAAACCGTTTCGGGCGTTGGGGCTTTCACCACCTTGCCATCAATAAATTGGTAGCCATCTAATACCACCAAAATACCTGGCACCTTATTGAAGGTGCCATTTTTCACATGAACGCCATGGCCTGATTCACGCCCCACTATGGCGGTGTTCATCAATAGGGCCATAAAGTCACGTTCTGACATATCGCTAAAATCAATTTGATTTGGGGTTTTTGCCGACATATTTTGATCCTCTCTTGTATCCTGTTTTGCCGCTGGTAGTCTTGTAAGTTATCGGACTCCCGTCCGTTTCTTTGAGTTGCCAGCGCCATCTAAAATATCCATTACTATTTTTTTCAAGCCGCCATGATGCTTCTTTATTGCCTACATCATCCCCAAACGTTACATCAAATTCACCATCGGCCGTTAGTGGCAAAGAATCCAGTATTGGTAGTGTTTTAGGCTTGCCACCACTTTCTACCTCTGGGTTGCCACTACTTTTGCCACTATGGGTAAAGGGTGGCCGTTTTGAGTTCGTCGCAAGATGTGCCCCACCATTTGCCACCAAAATGGCGGTGGGGCGTTGCTCACCTTGCGCTATTGAAAATTTGAACCATCACCATTTTGGTGGGCAGCGGGGCGGCGGTTTCGCTTCATCAAAACTTCCCCATCTTCTTCACTAAAAAAACGTGTTCCATTAATTCGAGTGGGGGCGGCTTCTTCTGATCTTTCTATGATTCGGCTGTCATTATCAATAATGCGGTACGTCTGATAATACATCTCTGCTTTACGTTGCAATTTTGCAAGGTCCCAACCCTGTGCGACGGTTTCCCAATTGCCACCATTGGGCACCTGCAAAAAGCAATAAACATCTTCAGCATTATTAGAAGTGGGGGTGGGGGTATTGATGGGGTTTTTGCCTTCTACCCGCTTATTATCGCCACCATGAAAGCCATTGCCATCAGCCACCATATTGGCATCCCGATCATATCCCATGGAGGTTAATAATTTGTTACGCTCATTTATTTTGGCTTGCTCAACTAGCCATGGAATATCTTTTTGCATTTCAGTCTCAAGATCAATTAAAACCTGATCATGAATGTTTGCTTGGATCTGGGCTTGCTTATCAATTAATTTCTCTTTAGGGGATAATTTGAAATACCACGTAAATGCCAAAATTTGGCCGGTGGTGACAATAAGCATGATTCCCAAAGCCCAAAGCCCCAATGATTTAGATCCCGCTTCTGTGAGCTGGATTAATTCGCCACTAATCGATAATTGGGCAAGGGTGGCGGTGGTTGACCCAAAAAGAGAAACGGCCGCCATAATGATGCTTAAATGGCGCTGCCCCATGTTTTCTGCTAATCGCATATTGGCAAAAAGCCACGCCAAAAAAGCAAAGTCAAAAATAAGCAAGGTATAAAGTCCTGCCAAAATATCACCACCTTGACCAACGCCATCAAAAGCGCCCACCAAATAATTGGCCCCAAAAGTGAATGATAAAACCATGTTTACAATGGTGATACAGCCACCAACCGCAAATAAGAGCCACAAAAAACCCGGTTGAATATTACTTCTTTCGTTCATTTCTATATCCTTTAAATATTGGTAGATTTTGCCCACAAAAAAGGGTGAGGGCGTCCCTTAAAAACGATTAGCCTACAGCCACATTTTTGGTGTGATTACATAAAAAATCGCTGCATTTAATTGATTCAATGCGCCCAATTTGCTTCCCATAAGTAGGGGCCCCGCATAGCTCGCAGCGCAACCCATCCGGGTTGGTTTTGTATCCCCTTGTATGCCATTGGAATTGCTGGATAGCTTCTTCAGTGTCAATAGCGTGCTTTAATCTCTCTTGAAAATAAAGAAGGGTGGGATATTCCGCATTTGCTACCATTTGATTAAATATATTTACCGCGTCAGCATCCATTTTAGATCCTTTTGAACTATATAAAGCGCATATATTGAAAAACAAAGCCCCAACCACCATTGAATTGAGGGTGCAATGACAAGCCAATGATGGTGGGGGCTTTATCTTCAAATAAAGCTATTCAATTTGTGTGTGTGGAGTTTAAATTTATATTTACTTGTCATTGCACAAAAGATGATACATTTTTATTTCGATAATGTCAAATAAAGCGCATAGGATATGGGCACCATCTAAGCCCCATATCCTATGCCAATCAATTTAGAGACTAATACACGGGATTATCTCACGCTCATTATCAGGACGTTGCCCCATGCCGTGGATCTCACTAATAGCAGATCTGGCAATGATGTGACCGGCTTCAGCATCCCAAGATTCCCACGCCACCAACCCAAAGCCCGCAGCATAGAAATATTTTTCAAACACACGGGCCCCGGCTTCATCCCATGACGCTTCCATCCATATGACATTTTCCAACTTCACACCTGTGAAAAACTCCATGCCCGTAGGTTCAATCATTAATCGAATATATGAAACCACATTGGCATCATAAGAAATTTCTTTACACCCATCCTTTTCATAAACCGCCACATTGGGCATCCGTTTGAAGGCCACCCCAATGGGCATATGACGCCACGCCCATTTTGATGGCTCATTAGGTCCATCACTTAATGTGTAGTAAGTGGTATCTGAATGGCTTGTATCGTGGGTCCTGTAGATAAACTGATCATCATACATCAACCCTTCCCAATGATTATTCTTTGTGTGGTAAAAGGTTTTACCGCTGCCCGGTTGGGTTTGGTGCCGCTCTTGCCCGCCGCCTTCGGTTTTGACTTCATAAAGCATGCTATTTCTTTCATCATGGGGCAAGAAGTATTGAAGAATGTCAACCGTTTGGGGCACGTTGGGGGGTGGGGTGACATCATAGCCCGATTCTATTTGATCAAACCATTCATTCCATGTATCGCCTGGGCATACTGTTTCTGCCGTTTCTATATGTCGATGAGGCACCACTTTTAAATCTTTGGCAATAGAAGATTCTATGAACTTCACCAGCTCATGGGCCGCCCGTAATTGGGCAGTGGTTGGGGCTTTGGCTGTAAAGTCACCAATCATGGCCACCCCCAAAGTGTCTACATTTTGAGTATCATGGTATGAGATCACATTGAGGGAATTAGTTTGAAATATATGGCCATCTTGTCTGATTAGATAATGATAGCCAATCCCCGGCCATCCCCGTTCGTTCACATGAAAGCGGGCGTAGACTTCAGGATCTGGGTTTTCACTAACCGTGTGGTGAATAGTGATGGTGGTGATGGTGGATTCTGAGCGGGTATTATATTCTTTTGTGGGGTGGACTGTTAACTTATGGACCACAGATTCAATATAAAGATCCGGGGGGATAGGATCTTCTAAAGCATCCACCCGTTCTTCTAAATCATTAATTCGTAAATGAGCCCACGCCAAAGATTCTTCAACCGTGGCCAATCGGCTTTCAATATCCGTTGGGGGCGTTGGGGGTGTTGGGGGCTCTATGGGTGGCTCTGGTGGGGGTGGTTCGTGGATTTCTGTGAGGATTTGTAGGAGGTCGGGGAGGTCGGGCCATTCGTTGGTTAGTTGGTTGATG